TCAATTGCCAATGGAGAAAACCTGTTTCAGAACCTGACTCCAATTGACCCTTGATATAACTTACTCCCTCAGGTAAAAAAGGAACAAATTCATGATGAGGGATAGTTAATAAAAAATATCGTCCCTGAGGAGACGGCATGCTGATCGGTAGACCTCTAGTATTACTTACCGATCAGCGTCTACCGGCTACTTATAGCCCCTGCCCAATCATGACCCATTTTGTGGGTCAACTTTAGGCGATGTTGATATAAACGCGTCGCGAAAAAAATAAACAAACAAACACTTTTTAATTTAAAAAGATAATGGTAGGAAAACGAAAAGCATATGAATTCCGACAAAATTATAGACAATTCGCAGGACCGCAGACTAGGTCCGATAGGTTTGTTGCTAGAGCTGGTGCTATTGCTCGTCAGATGCCTCCGCCATTGTATCCCATTCCGAAAAGATACAGAGTAGATAATGTAGTGACAAATCAGCATGATTATACTACACAATATGTGAAAAAAACGATGCCTCGTTATAAGAAAAAAGCCTGGCGTAAATTTGTTAATAAGGTTGTGGCAGTAGCCGACAAAGAAGTTGGCTTACGGACAATTTTATTGAATGATGCTATTGATATTGCGTATGCTGGTAATAACCAGTTGCAAGGATGGGGTGTGATGCATTTGTATGGTCGTAGTGGAACGAACACTCTTAACAGTGAAAATGGAGCTCAAGATTTATTTGAGATTTTTGCTACAGATGCTAATTTAACCAATACTTTTGGTGGAAATGTTGATGCTTCTGGCATGGTGAAATTTAAAAGCGCTACAATTGATATTACTATGTTTAACAATACTTCTGCTACAGTGGAAGTAGATGTGTACAAGATTTGGTATAAACCCAATGAAAAGCAATATTCTGGATGGGTATCTGCTAATACAGATTATGAAGCTACTCAGAAGACAGTTGCTAATACTAGTGGAAATATTATTAAGTTAACTAGTCGAGGTGCAACGCCCTTCGATTTAGGCCATTTGATTGGACTATTGCAGGCTAAGATAGTCTGGAAAAAGAAATTCTTATTAGGAGGTGGTCAAACCTCATTCTTTCAACATCGCGATGCAAAGGAACACTTTGTACGAGTTAAAGATATGCAACAGGAAAACGTGGATTTTACACATAAGAAAATGACTACAACATATTTATTTATATGCAAGGATGTAGCCAACGGTGTGGATGAACTGTCTTTAAGGGTAGGAGCATCACGTCATTATACATATAAGGCAGCTCCTAAGAGTAATATTACCCGAGTTAATCAAGTATTGTAATAAAAACGATTTAGTTAGGGTTTAGGCACCTAACCCTAGCGCGTAGTGCTAGGGTTATGGTTAGGGAATTAGGCCACCGGAAAGGGTTAGGGTTAGAGATAAGTTTATTCAAAAGGATTTTCAAAATGTACAATATTCATTCTCCTTCGTAAAGCGGCAAGGGAATCTTGGTCGAGTCCAGGGTACCAACAATCTGGACTGATATTGGAGATGATCCAAAACTTGGTTGCACGGAGTGCCATCTGTCCTCCCTTCTCTTCAACGGAGCACGGCCATTTGTCAAACCACTTGAGTAAATGCTCGAGTCCAATTTGTCCACGAAATTCGTCAATGATGACAACGTCTTGACCGGCGTAGCCATCCCACCACTTGGTTGTAGAGCCCTTGATATAGGGGATAACGCCACCTGATGAAGCCTCCTCCCAAGCCAAGTGGGATTTACCCGTCTTGGGTTTACCCCAGAAGCAACGCACGACAACTCCTTCACGGAGAGGCGGTTGTTCATGGTCCTTCCTAATCCGTTTTAGAGTATTGTATGAACGAATACGGATGTCGGCGGGAATAGCAGACAAGTTACCCTCTACTGCTAAGTCCCAGACCCTATCCCAGTCAGCAGACTCATACCGTTTTAAAGATTTAGTCCCAAGCTCGAACTGCGTATTAGGTACTCGAGTTTCCTCTTTCCAAACATACTGTTCAGCAGCAGTAGACTTAGTCAATTCAACATGTATGCCATTTCCGAAAATGTCCTTGACTTTCGTCACAGTTACCTTCTTCGGGAAATAAGCAATCAATTGCCAATGGAGAAAACCTGTTTCAGAACCTGACTCCAATTGACCCTTGATATAACTTACTCCCTCAGGTAAAAAAGGAACAAATTCATGATGAGGGATAGTTAATAAAAAATATCG